GGTGGAGGGAATACGCTATGAGGGCATCAACCAGACTACCAAGAAATGGGGACTCGTGGAGACCTATGGCGGAAAGCTGGTGGAGAACATAGTGCAGGCAACCGCGAGGGACATCCTCGGGCAGGTGATATTGCGGGCACAGGCCAACGGCTTGGAGATAGTGTTCCACATCCACGACGAGGTGATTGTGGATGCCAAGCCCGGGCAGACGCTGGAAGAGGTGGAAAGGCTGTTCAGTGCTCCTATCAGCTGGTGCGCTGACCTTCCTCTGAAGGGAGCGGGATATTCCACCCCCTATTATCTTAAAGACTGAAAAATGATAAGCATAAAGAACAACATAAACATTGAGATAGCGGTAGCCCCGTCGAGGCTGTCGAAGCGGTGGACGAACAAGCGCACGACATGGCTTGACCTGCTGGCCAAATGTGAGGCTACACAGAGAACATCGGAGACGGCGGCGGAATACAAGGCGATGAAGCGTGAGCAGCAGTCGGAACGCAAGGACTGTGGCGGATTTGTCGGCGGATATCTGAAGGACGGCCTGCGCCGTGGGGGAATGGTGTCCTACCGCACGCTGCTGACGCTCGACATCGACTATGGCAAGCAGTCGGTGTGGGAGGACTTCACGCTTGAGTTTAAATGTGCCGCAATGCTCTACACCACCCACACCAGCACCCCCGAGAAGCCGAGATACAGGCTGGTCATACCTCTGTCGAGGCACACCGAGCCAGACGAGTACGAGCCTGTCGGACGGTATATAGCGGGGAAGCTGGGCATCAACATGTTCGACCACACCACCTACGACCTGACACGCCTGTTCTATTATCCAAGCACCCCGAAGGACGGCACTTACCAGTTCGAGTATCAGGACGGTCCCGCCCTTGATGTTGACGAGGTGCTCGATACCTATGATGATTACCATGACTCGAGCGCTTGGCCCTACGGCACGCAGGAGGTCAACACGCTGCACCGTGCCATGCGCAAGGCTGGAGACCCGCTGGAAAAGAGGGGACTGATCGGGGCCTTCTGTCGCACTTACACCATTGCCCAGGTGATAGAGAAATACCTGCCCGAGGTCTATGAGCCTACGGCTCACGAGGACAGATACACCTACAGCAAGGGCTCGGTGGCTGGAGGACTCTGCGTATATGAGGACAAGTGGGCCTACAGCCACCACGCCACCGACCCGGTAAGCGGACAGCTGTGCAATGCCTTCGACCTGGTAAGGCTGCACAGATTTGGTGACATGGACGAGGACTATGAGGGTGACATGACCAAGTCGCCATCGTACATCGCCATGACCGAGCTGGTGGAAAAGGACGCGGAGGTGCGGAAACGGGTGGTTAAGGAGAGAGTGGACAGTGCCGCCGCCGACTTCAGTGGAATACCAGGGGCAACTGAATCGGAGGACAATGATGATGAGGAGTGGAAGTCGAGGCTGGAGCTGAGTCACGGCAACATCCGCAGCACCATCACCAATGTGGTGCTCATTCTTGAGAATGACCCGAAGCTGAAGGGTAGGTTGAGACACAATGACTTCTCGGGATTCGACACCGCAGACCTTGACCTACCGTGGGAGAGGACGGGAATAACATGGACGGACAAGGACGATGCCAACATGAGGGCCTATCTGGAGAATAACTACAACATAACGGGCAAGGACAGGGTGGGTGACGCGCTGGAGGTAGTGTTCAACCGTCACCACAGCCACCCTGTCAGGGAGTATCTCAACCATCTGAAATGGGACGGGGTGCCAAGGCTTGAACGCCTCATCATTGACTACATAGGTGCCGACGACACGCCGATAAACAGAGCCATGACCCGCAAGCAGTTCGCCGCAGCCGTGGCGAGGGTGATGCACCCAGGATGCAAGTACGACTACTGCCTCGTGATGACGGGAGGAGAGGGAATAGGCAAGAGCACGCTGCTGAAGATTATGGGCGGTGAGTGGTTCTCCGACTCGCTGGTGACGACAGAGGGCAAGGACGGAATGGAGAGCCTGCGGCAGGGCTGGATATTCGAGCTGCCCGAACTGGCGAGCATACGCAAGTCGGACGTTGAGCAGGTCAAGTGCTTCCTCAGCAAGCAGCAGGACCGGTACAGACCAGCCTACGGCAAGCGGATGGCTGTCTATGAGCGGCAGTGCGTGTTTTTTGGAACCACCAACCGGGACGACTTCCTGAAAGGGGACACGGGCAACAGAAGATTCTGGGTGATGTCAGTATCGCAGTCAAAGCGGAAGGTAAGCGGTGACATGTTCGCACAGCTGATAGCCAACAGAGACCAGATATGGGCAGAAGCTGTACAGCGTTACAAGGACGGCGAGAAGCTGTACCTGGAGGCTGAGATGGAGCAGGAGGCAAGAGTTATCCAGAGCGACTACAACATTGACAACGACGACCCTGTGCCAGGCATGCTTGACGAGTACCTGAGTCAGAAGCTGCCGCCCGACTGGTACGACTGGAGCCTTGAGCGCCGCAGAGCTTTCCATCTGTCCCATGACCCGCTGGAGGCTGAGTCTATTGTGAGAGACAAGTTCTTCGCCGGGGAGTTTATCTACGAGGCAATCGGGATGAGCCCTAAGGACAAGGACTACCCATATATGCTTAAGAGAGTGAATAGATTGATGAAGGATAAGGCGGAGTGGATGCCTAAAGTAATAAGGGTAAGGGGGTATGGCCTCCAAAAAGGATTTCAAAAAATGTTACCAAATCAGAATTCGGTAACACAAATGGTAACAAAAAAGTAACACGCAGTAGTGTGATTTTCAAAGAGTTATTGAAATTGTTACCATGTTACCAAAAAATTCTATATGAAGATATTATAATTTATATAACCGCGTATATGCGCCCACGCGTGTATAGAGTTTTTTTGCAATGGTAACAGGGTAACAAGAGTAACAACGCTGATATTCAGTTATTTAGCTGTTACCATTTATGTTACCAAATTTGGAATTGGTAACAAATCTAAATTAATACGTTGATAATGAACAGAATAGAGAGAATAACGAGACACTCCGAAACCAGCGAGAAGGCAATAGAGGCCTATCTGGTAAGGAGAGTGAAGGAAATGGGAGGAATATGCCTCAAGTACAGCAATCCCAACATGGCAGGATATCCGGACAGGATATGCGTGATGCCCGGTGGGAGAACACTATGGGTAGAGCTGAAGAGCGAAGGAGAGAAGCCAAGACCCCTGCAGCTGGCCAGAATGGAGAGCCTGAAACTGAGAGGTCACAAGGTATACACTGTCAGCAGCAGAGAGGGTGTTGACAGCATTATCATGGATCTCCTGCGTGAAACTATTAAACTTCTCGACTCATTATGAGATATGAACCACATTCCTACCAGAGCCGAGCCACGAGATGGGTGCTGGACCACCCCCGCTGCGGGCTGTTCCTTGACATGGGCCTTGGCAAGTCGGTCATAACGCTTACCGCTATCCGTGACCTGATTGATGACTGCGATGTGAGCAAGGTGCTGGTCATCGCGCCCAAGAAGGTGGCGGAAAGCACATGGAGCACCGAGGCGGATAAGTGGGACCACCTCAGGGGGCTGCGGGTGGTGAAGGTGATGGGAAACGCGAATGCACGCAAGAAGGCGCTGAAAGCGGATGCCGACATCTATGTGATGGGACGTGACAGCGTGGTGTGGCTGCTTGATACTGTCAAGAATAAGCTGCCCTTTGACATGCTGGTGCTTGACGAGCTTACCAGCTTCAAGAGCTATTCAGCAATGCGGTTCAAGGCCATCAAGAGATGGACGGCGGGGGTCAGCAGGGTGGTGGGACTCACCGGAACACCTGTTCCCAACAGCATGATGGACCTGTGGGCAGAGATGTACTGCATTGACGGCGGAGCGCGTCTTGGCAAGATGATTGGCAAGTACAGGAGCGATTTCTTCACCGCCATCCCGATGGGCGGATACGCCACCAAATATGTCATAAAGAGCGGGTGTTCGGGTGCGATTCTTAGCCGCATATCGGACATCTGCCTCACAATGCAGGCCTCCGACTATCTCCAGCTGCCTGAACTGACAGAGGTGGACGACCGCATTGACCTCCCGACATCGGTAAAGGAAAGATATGACCTGTTTGAGGAGCAGCAGGTGGCGCAGGTGATTGACACCCTGTCGGGACAGAGCAGGACAGTCATTGCCAACAGCGCGGCAGGGCTCATGAGCAAGCTGTCACAGTATGCGGATGGCGCTGTTTATGACAGCGATGACCACAGCAGGTGGACGGAGATTCACCAGGAGAAGCTGGACCGTCTGAGTGAGCTGGTGGAGCAGGCGCAGAGTCCTGTGCTGGTGTTCTACCAGTTCAGATACGACATACAGCGTGTGTCCGAAGCGCTTAAAGGATACAATGTGAGAGCCTACAGCAATGTCGATGACCTGAACGACTGGAATGCGGGTAAGATAGATGTGCTTCTTGCGCATCCAGCCACAACGGCCTACGGCCTCAACATGCAGCAGGGAGGGCATTACATCGTTTGGCTTGGAACGGGATGGAATCTGGAATACTATCTGCAGGCTAACGCCAGACTGCACAGGCAGGGGCAGCGGCATCCGGTGACAGTTTACAGGCTTATCTGCAGGGACACCATTGACGAGCTGGCAGCGGCGGCCATCAACAGAAAGGACAGCACCCAGCTGGGAGCGATTGTGATGCTGAAGGAATTGCTTAGGAAACACGGATATAATGACATAATTGACATAGAAGAAAATGAAACAGAGAGTAAACAGAACGATTAGAAGGAGTCAGAAGCGGGTGCAGCTGTGTTCTAAGGACAGGCTGGTGGGAAGCATCAACGACGCAAGCCGACGCATGTGGATGATGATGTGCCTGCTTGACGGCATAGGGCAGGTATACAGCAGCTACATGCTGGGTCTGCAGGAGCTCAATGACCATTGGCTGTTCAGCAGAGCTGACGACAGGTCGGAGCGGACGATGCACTGGATGATGGATGTGGACAAGTGCATAAGTCAGGTTCACAACGCGCTGAATGACATGTGCATCAAGCGTGATTCGGAGGATAACTTCAGGATGCTTGCCTATTCGGTCATCAGCGATGTGCTGGAAAAGGCATTTAACATTGATGCGAGCGGTAATCTCGGCAAGGAGTGCATGGATGTTGTTTATCTGCCAGGCAATCTGTCTAACGCGCTTAAGGCGTCACCTGTATATGCGCCTTACATCCATTGCGTGAGCGATGACTTGCAGAAGGCTATAGCCCGCATGGACGAATATGAGAGAAAGGAGGGTCTGGACCATGATTGATGACAGAGCGAAGCCGATTAGGTGCAGCAATCAGAAGTGTGACAGAACCAACTGCTGGAGGCACCGAAGCAGAAGCCACTCTCCCTATGAGGAGTGCCGTGACTGGAGGGTGATAAACTCACCGGGTCATTGCGATAATTATTGGCCAGCCTATCTGGAAACAGCCAAGCAGAGGATAAGCCGAAGATAAAAGAGAGCCCCCAAGGATACCAGTGGTCCTTGGGGGCTCTCTTTTTGTATATATATGCAATTATGCAACTATTTATGTATCAATATACAATATATATGCAATTATTAATAAGTGTTTATAAATCAGTGCATAAAGTATAAGCATTTAAACAAAAACTGCATAATAATACCCCTTTTTGAACAGTTTGGGTCCATTTTATGCAGTTTTTTGCACAAAATTGCCAAAAAAAGTCAATTTTTTCAGCCTTTTTGCCGCTATGGAACGCCAGCTCCGAGCGATATGGTGCGTATACCGCCCGAAGATGAGAACTCCGTTTCCACGGACTTGACATAGTAGGAGCCATTCTGCAGCAGCCCCGACTCGTCAATGATGCGTGCCTGGTAGTTGGCATCGACGAAAGGCACCAGCCACGAGCAGAACGAGCCCTCATAACCGGTGAAGCATTGATGGTTGTATGTCTCATTCGCTATCCGCTGGAGGCTGGCAAGGTCGTAGATGCCGCTGAAGTCAATCTTCTGCGTGTCGCCACCTGCCACACCAGCAGTCGCCTGTAAGGCCACACCGTTCTTTCCTTTCGACTTGGCTATCACAAGCAGCTTTCTGTCGGTCACGCTTCTCCATTTAAGTTTCAGCCCCTCCTTGCAGATGTTGGAGGCAAGCGAATAGACAGCGATGCCATCTGGAGATGTGTACTGCGGAAACACCCTGAGAACGCCGTCCTTTATGTCGATATTCGGCTTACCCTCCTTCTGTATCTTCTCCATCACATCGTAGGCGGTAGCATGCACGAAGTTGAAGGTGGTGTAGGAGTACGAGTAAAGGCAGTTGAGGGTAAGCGTGCCGGCTATCCCGTTCGCCGAGCAGTAGGCGTTGGTCTTGGCTACCACCTGCTGCAGCAGAGAAGTGACCGTTACTCCCTTCAGCTGTCCGTCGGGCATAGGCACCAGCCTCATCAGATGGAGAGCGTCCTCGCACTCGATGGTGAGCATGTTGTCCTCAAGCACCACGCTCGACACATAGCCGCTGAACTCGTTGGAGAGCTGCCCGTCATATCCCAGCATGATGCTGACGGGCTGATGCAGAGCCACCACCTTGGCATAAGCCAGCGCCTTGCCATG